CAACTAGAGGGAACTCATCATATTCAATTCTAGGTGTCTTAGGTGTGTAGATGAAGGTATAGTATCTACCAACATCAGGAACAACTTCAACCTCAGGCAGAGCACCTAGCAGAGCAAGCATCCTATCATCAGGAGTCAGTTGATTGATAATATCATCAACCACATACTCCAATCTATTTGTGTCGGTTTTTAGATACTCTTCCTGTTCCATATGGTTTGATACCCAACTGGTCTTCTGTGATTATCATAAACTCAACACCATTATCAAGAGCAAACTCTCTAGCAGCAACCCACTTAGCCTGGTTAACTGCATAGGTAGTCACTTCATTGATGTATGTCTTGGTTGTCCTAGAGGGTTTCTTTGGTTCAAGAGTTTGCCTCTTTGGTTTCACTTCAATAATATACTTTTTAATTTTGCCACTTGCCTCTTTAACTTCAATCAGATAGTCAGGATAATATCTATGAACCTTTCCATCCTTAGGTGATACATATGGGATTGAAAATTCTTCACTAGCCCACTTCAGGATGTTATCATTATGATCACACCACTTACAAAAGATGCGCTCCCAAGAGGAACGACATACTATATTGTTAGAGTCACCCTGATATTTTTCAGGATAAGTCGGTTTATAAACAGACTTTATAGCTGCTGCCATACATAGTAATAGTAATCACGCCTATTTATAGATGGCAGGACCAAAACCAAATAGTATAGGTACTTCAGAATTGAAGAGCAGGATTATGAATCTTGCTCAGACCTCAGTCTATCAGGTCAAAGTTCAACCACCTGCTGATGTTGATAATGCAATGGGTGGTGTATATAAGCAGTATGGTAGAGATATTGATCTCCTGTGCAGTGATACAACCCTTCCTGGTAGTTCCTTAGCAACTCATGATGTTACTTCAGACTACATTGGTGTGTCTGAGAAGATGGCCTATAGAAGGATATATGATAACAACATAGATATGTCTTTCTATGTTGATAAGAAGTATAATGTGATAGAATTTTTTGATGGATGGATTGATTTCATCTCTGGTATGGGACAGGGTGGAAGATCTTATAATGGATATAATGATTTTAGAGCTGGATACAGAATGGCGTATCCAAAATCATATAAAACAAGTATCTATGTCTCTAAATTTGAGAAGGATGCTTCTGATAAGGCATTGTATTATAATTTCATTGATGCATTTCCAATCTCAATGAATGCAACACCAGTTCAATATTCAACTAGTGATATACTTAAGCTCACTGTTTCATTCTCTTATGTGAGGTATACATTGACTAAGGCATCTGGTATTAAGAACCCATATGATCCAAATAATTCAACACCAATACCTTTTAGTGTTGGTGTAAATAATCCTCTCAATATTTCTGATTCATCTGGTTTTGATTTTAATCAAGATTTTTGGAGGGATACCATAGCATCTAGTGTTGCCTTTAATTCTGGTATTGATCTTGGACTTGATATTCCTAGAATTCCTACCTTTCTACAGCAGAGATAAATATTCACACTGAAATAATCATTAGGTTGTTATGCCCTTACCAACAATTGCTACTCCAATTTATGAGTTGGAACTGCCTTCTACAAAGAAGTCAATTAAGTATAGGCCATTCCTTGTAAAGGAAGAGAAGTTATTAGTCCTTGCCTTAGAGAGTGAAGATACAAAACAGATTACAAATGCTATCAGTGCTGTAATTAAGAGTTGTATTATAAGTAAGGGGATCAAGGTTGAGACATTGCCTACCTTTGATATTGAGTTTCTCTTTCTGAATATCAGAGGCAAGTCTGTTGGAGAAGAAGTTGAATTGAATATTATCGCTCCTGATGATGGTATTACAGAGATTCCAGTTAAGATTAATCTTGATGACATCAAGGTTGTTGAGGATGAAACTCATACAAAACAAATCAAACTTGATGAAACTCTGATGATGGAGATGAAGTATCCTTCACTGGATCAGTTTATTAAAAACAACTTTGACTTTGAGAATCAATCAAATGTTGATCAATCATTTGAATTGATTGGTACTTGTATTGAAAAAATATATAGTGCTGATGAGGTCTGGGCAACTGCTGACTGCACTAAAGAGGAAGTAACAGATTTCCTTGGACAGATGAATTCCCTTCAGTTCAAAGAAATTGAGAAGTTTTTTAACACAATGCCTAAACTTTCACATACAGTTAAGGTTACTAACCCTACAACAAAGAAGAAAAGTGAAGTAGTGCTTGAGGGATTATCAAGTTTTTTCGCATAGGCATGATCCATATGGATCTTGAGGGATATTATAAACTCAATTTTGCCCTGATGCAGTACCATAAATATTCATTAACTGAGATTGAAAATCTTATCCCTTGGGAGAGAGATGTTTATGTGAATCTTTTAACACAACACTTAGAAGATGAAGAGCAAAAAATGAAGACAAAGAATGGCTAGGAAAATCCAAAGGAAAGGTCCATCTGGTAAGAAAGCTGCTGCTGAAAAGTTGATCAGAGAACTTCAAGACGCCAAGAAAGAAGAGGACGTTCCAGCGGGTTTAGATGCACTAATTAATTCTATCCAAAATGCATCCTCTGATGAATCTGGAGAAGGTTCTTCTGCTCTTGCACTTATCCCTAAAGCAGATGATAAAGAAGACGATTTAGTTACTGAAGAAGTTGATGAGAAAATACTGAGCCTCTTGGGTCAAGAGGATATAAATGATATTGACTATGGTACATATAAAACTCTTCTAAAAGAGAAGATGATGGCTGCTAGGATGGCAGACAGCAAAATCCCTACAGAAGAAACAGAATTACTGACCAATGAATACAAGAGAGTAAAGAGCAAGACTGGTAGATTTACGGTTAAGAAAAAGAAAGTTGATAAAGATAGTTTTTTCAATGCTGCTAGTGATGTTTCTACCTCACCAAGAAAGAATCTCAAGGTACTTCCTCCTGGTTTAGATAAGAAAGTAGAGGAAGGATTGGATGAAGTAGATGAAGAAGATGAAAAGATTGATGAGACAATGGAGTTCATCAAGAATGTTTTAGCGCCAAGTCTTACAACTATTGAAAAGAATCTTGAAGGGATACTTGAAACTCTAACTAAGCAATTGCAGTTGGAAAAAAAGCAAGCATCCAAAGAAGACAAAGCAAAACAAAATGCAAAAAGAAAAAGAAGAGAGGCAGTACTAGAAGGAGAAGAAAGTAAGTCTTCTAAGATAAAAGAAATGGCTGAGAAGATAATGAAACCAGCAATGGGTATCTTTGATTTCATTAAGAACTTTGTTATACAAACGCTGATGGGTGGTGCTTTTGTATGGTTACTTAAATTCTTACAAGACCCTGCTGGCAACTTTGATAAGATGTGGAAGGGTTTAGTCAATGGCATCATTGGTATGGTCAATGATCTCATCACACTCATCTATGACAATATTATAATGCCTCTCAACCATGCACTGAATGCTATAAACACATCCATAGGTGAGATGGAGAAGCAGGTCAATAATGCTCTTTCTATATTTGGAGGAGGTGGAGTAACATTTCCTAGAATACCACTGATACCTCTCGCACAAATTCAACCTATACCACTTGCCGGTCAACCACCTAATCAAGGTGGACCAGTGACTTTCACTGCACCAACGATGGATGGTGGTGGTAAGGTAGAAGGTCAGACTGGAATAAAAGTAACAGGTGCTGGTCCTGATACACAACTGGTAGCACTCCAACCTGGTGAGATTGTGATGAGCAAGAAGGCTGTAGATGCCTATGGTGCTGATACTTTATTGGGTATGAATGCAGAAGCAGGTGGAACTAATACACCTAAGATGGGTAAGGTTCAGATGGCATCTGGTGGTGGTCAGATTATGGCTATGCAGGGTGGTGGTATTGTTGAACATTTACATGGAGAACCTGGGAGAAGAGGATACAGAGCAGATCATGGTGGATCAAACGCACATGATCACTATGCTTTCTCTTCTGAGAACCTTCGTATTTCAGTGCAAAATGCATTAGCAGCAGGTGAAGGTCCTTCAGGACGTAAGTATAAAATTGGATCTACCAATGATGGAACACACGCTGATACATCATATCACTATGCTGGTAAAGCATTTGATATACCTTGGTCACAATTTGGTAGTGGTGCTATAAATTCAAGGGACTTTCAACAATCAAGACAACTCCAAAAAGATGTAAATGCATTAGTTGCAAGGTTTGGGGGAACTAGTTCTGGAACTCAAAGAAGCGATGATACTAAAGATATGAGAGGACCTGCTAAGGTAGCAAATACCAAAAGTAGTCCTATGCAAATCAATATACCTGCAGGAGCTGGTGATACACAAATAAATGTGGTGTTGGTTCCTGCAGGACAGGGTAAGAATGGACAATCATTGTCTAACTCTGGTGCTAATCAATCAAAGGTTCCTGGATTCTCTGCTGTTGATGGTAACAACTTTGAGATGATGGTAGTTAAATCAATCTATAACATAGTAGGATAAGATATGGCTTTATCTCTACTATTAGGTGCAGCAAAAGGTCTGCTCTCAAATGCTACAAAGAGTGTAGTAAAAAAGAAAGCAGCATCAACTGCAAAGGATTTTGTTACTGGTAAAGGTAAGGATAAGAAGAAAGGTTCATCTACAGAGTCTTCAACCAAAGCAAAAGTAAAACCAACTCAAAAATATGCTGGTGGTAGTGCATCATCAGTAGAGAAATCCACCTCAACAAAAGCAGAAGTATCCTCTGGTGGTAGTGATGTAAGTTATGAGAAACTAACACAACAACTTGATAATATTGTTGGACTTACTTCCTCTTTGGATAAGGCATTCCAGGGACAATATACTGCAAAGAAAGCAGAATCTAAGAAGAAGGATAAGAAAAGACAGGAAGAAAAGAGAGAAGATAGAGAAGGAAGTTTAGAAAAGGGTGGTGGTAGATTATTAGGTGCTGTTGGTGCTATTTCAGGTGTAGCAAGTAGGTTTAATATCTTTAACTTTTTATTGAATACATTACTAGGTGGTCTTGCTGTACTATTCTTAAAGAACTTTGATTCAATCAAGAGTTTCTTTACTGACTTTGGAAAAGCATTTGGCAATAAGATGAACCTTCTTAAGTGGGGCATTTATGCACTTGCAGGTCCATTTAAGTCAGCAACAAAGATTGTATTGAAAGTGTTTAAACCTGCCCTTAAACTGATGGGCAAAACTTTCAATAAAGTTTTTACTGGTATGGGAAAACTTCTTGGTAAAGCTTTAGTAGGAATAGGAAAAGGTACTGTAAGACTTGCAAAGTCTTTAGCTGCAAAAGTAGCATCTGCTGGTGCTAAGGCTGCTGGTGCATCAGGAGCAAGTGCTGCAATTAAGAATGCAAGGAGTGGCACAAAAGGGACAGGATCTAATTCTGCTCCAAAAAATGGATTGAGATCAGGTGCTCCATCAAAAGCTGCAACAAAAAAATTTGGTAAGCAGGGAGCTAAGAGATTAGGTTTGTTCTCAAAGGCATTCAAAAGAATACCAATCCTTGGTGCATTGATTGGTGTTGGTATTGATTTGGCAATGGGAGAGGCACTTGATAACGCCATTGTTGGTGCCATTGGTGGTTCTCTTGGTGCTGCCCTTGGTGGTTTCATAGGGTCACTTGTTTTCCCTGGCGTTGGTACCTTTATTGGTGGTGTGATTGGTGCTGGTCTTGGTGAGTATCTAGCTAAGAATCTTTATGGTCAGATAGCTAAGAATCTTACAGGTCAAGGTCTGAGTCCTCTTGGTGATTCAGGGATAACAGAAGAGCAGATGAAACAAAAACTAAAAGAACAACAAGATGCAACTGCTGAGATAATGAAAGATGACCCTAGAATGAATCCTGATGCAGTGACTCAAGCAAATGGTACTGGTCCTATTGATATGGGTGCAGATGTTAATGCAAAGTTGAAAAAGATGGCAGAGTATGCCATTCAGGCAGGATTCACTAAAGAACAAGCAAAGATTATGGCAGCAATTGCCGGTGGTGAGTCAACATTTAACAACAGAAAACACAACTCAAACAGAGCAACAGGAGATAACTCCTATGGTCTGTGGCAGATTAACATGATTGATGAGATTGGTGTTGAGAGAAGACGTCAACTTGGTATTAGCTCCAATGAAGATCTTTTTGATCCAGTAACTAATGCTAGAGCAGCAAAAGCAATCTTTGATACTCAAGGTTTTAATGCATGGGGGGCATATAAGGATGGCAATGCTGCCAAATATATGAACGCAGCAAAGGCACTTGATCTGAGTGGGACTACTTCTGCGCCACAAGTTACTCCTATCAATAAACCATTGACTGTTCCTATGAGTCAGCAGCCAGGAGAAAATGCATCACAAGCAGAGATAGATGAATACTTTAGAAAATTAGACGCTGGAGAGTTGACAGGCACTCAGGTTTCGCCTACAGTATCTCCTATAGCACAGTCTTCCTCTGTTGCATCAA